AGTGAAGAAGTAAATGTAGCGAGATATAACAGGGCTGAGATACAGAAAGCAGAGATAGTTTGGAGATAAGATGGAGACGACTGTTTTAGGCATAAGGCTGACAAAAGAGCAGAGAGACAGGTTAAAGGCTATAGGGGCCGATAACAGGATGGGAGAAGGCGAAGTAGCCAGGCTTTTGATTGATAATGCTATCAGGGGCCGGATAAAGATAGAAAAAGGGCAGGTTGTGGAGGTAGGACATGCTGGATACGAGGAAGAAGGAAGATGAAGAGAAAAAGAATGCCGCGGTTGTCCAGACTGATACCGGGAAGGCGAATATAAGAGTTGATAAGAGTAAGGCTGATTCGGACGCTTCTGACTTCCATAACGCAAAAAAGCCCAAAAATGGCGGATTCCCTACGTCAGAAGAAGAACGAAAGGCGATTGATGAAGAGGACTCTAAAGGCCCGTTTCAGAGTAGTACTTTAAATAAAAATTACAACAAGTGGAAAAGATCGAACGAGTATTATCGTGACCGCGGAGAGTGGGATATGATACAACCTGGTCAATATATAGATCAGGTAAAGAAGCTTATTGAGGCTAATGACCGGGAACGAACCAAGGAAATAAGCAGTGCATTGTTTGATGCTGATAAAGAACGCAGGGCATTTGAGGAAAAGGCATATGATGCGGCAACAGCCGGAGGGCAGGATCTTCTAAATGCAATGAGGCGTGCTGAACTTTTGTCGCATCGTAGAAAAAAATATATAGAAGAAGGTGGAACGCCGGTATCCGTCAACCATGATAACCCGATCAGTAACGGTGCAGTAGGCGGCTCAAACCCCTGGCTGCATGATGGCACTGTTTGGGAACAGTCTCCAAGTGGCACATATCATACGGTAAATAATTACCAGGAGTTTGGAGATCCATGGAGTCCGGCAATTAACGGGGCAGCAGAGCAGATCCCGCAGGCCATGCAGAACCTTTCTGAGTGGATAACACCGTTTGTTAATGGTGAAGTACCTTCTTCAGAGTGGCTGGCTCAGTGGGGAGATCAGGATTTCAGGAATGAGATACCGACTGTTGAGCAGAATGCAGAACCTCCCGCGCCGATTTCTGCTGAAGAAGAGAAACTAAGAAGATTATTTGAGAATTATTTGAACAGATGAGAGAAATAGACAAATTAAGGCAGAAAGAGATTGAGTATTGCTATCAGAATCCTCTTTACTGGCTAAAGACCTATGGTCATATTGAAGATAAGGATGCAGACGAGCTTATACAGCCGTTTAATCCCTGGAAAGAGCAGGCAGAGACGTTTGAAGCGTTTCTGATGCATAAGCATAATATCGTATTGAAAGCGCGTCAGCTTGGGTTTACCTGGCTGGCGCTTCATTATGCGGCTTGGATGATGATAACCAAGCCCGGAAGAACAGTCATTGCGTTGTCCAGAACCGAGGAGGACGCAAAAGAGCTTATAAGGCGCCTTGCTGTGATTTGTCGGTATATGCCTGAATTGGTGTATGAGAAGGGGAATATACCGAGTGGTTATAGCGGCGCATGGTTTGAGAACAGTTCATTGTCCTTGACCGTACATTTTGACAATCAGCCGGTTAGTACAATGGTCGGCGTGGCGGCTTCGCAGGATGCAGGTCGTTCACTGACTGCTGATTTGCTGATAATTGATGAGTGGGCGGCCCAGCAATATGCAAGGGACATCTGGACTGCTGCCTATCCGACAATCAACAGACCTACAGGCGGTCAGATTATCGGAATATCCACTAATAAACGCGGTACTTTGTTTGAAGAGCTTTACGAATCTAAAGATAATACGTTTTTTCACATCTTTATTCCATGGTATGCAGATCCGAGGCGGGATAAGGCGTGGTATGACGAAACTTTACGAAACGTAGGCGAAGTAGCAATGGCCCAGGAGTATCCGGCAACGGAAGAAGAGGCCATGAGCACTCCCGGCGGAGCATTCTTCCCGGAAGTAACGAAAAATTCCTTTGTTGCTGATGAGATGAAGGGCGATAAAGTTACATATTTCGTAATGGACTATGGACTTGATATGCTGGCGGCCTACTGGATAAACGTAGACAATCAGAGAAATGCCCAGATAATACGCGAACATTGTCAGAGTAATCTGCCTATAAGTACTGCAGCAGACACAATCCTGAAGATAACGGAAGAGCTTGTGGACTCAAAAGAGATCCAGAAGGTACAGCTTTATCTGGCGCCTCCGGATCTGTGGAGTCGTTCACAAGAGACAGGTAAAAGTAGGGCAATAATCTTTAGCGAAAACGGCATAAATCTTACAAAGTGTTCAAATGATTTTGCTGCCGGATGCGCTGCCCTGAAAGAATACTTAAAGCATGATGACGGGAAGAAGTCAAAGCTGACATCTTATGGAAATTGTGCAAAAGAAGCTTATCGCTGTTTGACCAAGATACAGCATGATGAGAAAAAACCAAATGTATACGCAAAAGATCCTCACGATTTAACGCATAGCGTCGATGCTCTGCGTTATTTTTGTGTCTATTGGATTAATCCGGCGGTATCGGTTAAGACCGGGAAACAGGTTATATGGACCGAAGACATGAGACACGACTATGAAGTAGCAAATGCAGAAATGCGTAAGCTAATCGAGGAACAATGGGGAGTACCTAGCTGATGAAACTGTTTAGGAGAGTGAGGCGGATGCTTAAGACTAAGCCAAATAAAAAACTAGCTGAATGGAAGAGCAAGCTGGAAGATGCCAGGAACAAATACGGTGACGAGCTTAACAAGATGATGACTTATAGGGGGTATTACAGAGGCACAAGAGAGATCACCCCCAGTGTTAATTCTGGCATGACAACAGCAAAAAAGGCTTCCAATGTCAGGAATATTGTATATGAGCTGATAGAGACACAGGTTGATTCTTCAATCCCTATGCCTAAAGTCAGGGCCGTTCATGCTGAGGATGATGAGCTTGCAGTGAGAATTGAAAAGCTTCTGGAGAACATGGCCATCAATCTGAGGTTACAGCCCTTGAATGACTCCATGGAGCGTGTCACATACGTTCAGGGTGGATCATTGTTCCACGTTCAGTGGGATTCTTCTAAGGGCAATCACAGCGAAGTAGGAGCCGTTAAGGTCGATTCCTTACATCCTTATAAGGTAATACCTCAGCCCGGTGTGATTAACCTGGATGATATGGATTATGTCTTTGTCCAGAACATCATGACAAAGAATGCCGTTAAAAGATTCTATGGCGTGGACGTATCAGATGCTTCTAATGATGAGCAGGACATTGAGATAAACAACAGCAATGTAAATGCCAATGAGGACCTTGTAACGGTCAATACGGCATATTACAGGAATGAAGATGGCGGCATAGGCAAATATGTATGGTGTGATGTATTTGAGCTTCAGGACTTCCCGGACTATCAGGCGAGACTCAGGGACACATGTGCTGAATGCGGCGCCACAATGATAGATGGTGTCTGCCCGGTATGCGGCTCCCACAAAAAGAAGAAAGTCTCTGATGACTATGAGGAGCTGATAGAAGGCGTTGAGATATCCATGGATGGCGGCGGAAGGACAAAGCTTGATCCTAACAATACGGATTCTGATCTGTATTCTGATGAGCCTGAGTTTGATGAGATGGGCAATCCGGTTCTGAATGAAGTCGGAGTGCCGAATGTCAAGAGAGTACAGAAGAAGATCCCGTATTACAAGCCTAATATCTATCCGCTTATCCTCAGAAAGAACATCTCTGAGGAAGACAGGTTCCTTGGTGGTTCTGATGTAATGGTAATCATGGATCAGCAGGACGCTATAAAGAAATACACTACGAAGATAGACGAAAAGCTTATGAAGGCCGGAAGTGCTTTAACGCTTCCTAACGGACTTCAGGTAGAGAAGAACGATAAGGACTTTAAGATCATAAGGGTAAATAACCCGGCTGAGATATCTCAGATACAGGTCCTTAATCTGCAGGCTGATGTTAAGTACGATACATCCATGGTTGATATGAACTATGAAGCAGCCCGTTCTACACTGGGAATCACAAATGCATTCCAGGGCAAATATGATCCATCCATCCGAAGTGGTACAGCAAGACAGTATGCCATCAATCAGAGTGCAGGCCGATTAGAGTCTAAGCGCACTATGAAGAATGAGGCGTTTGCGAAACTTTACGAAACAATGTTTAAGTTCTGGCTTGCATATGCTGACCAGACAACAGCTATTTCCACAACAGACGCGGCAGGAATGGCGATACATGAAAGCCTTGACCGCCATGAGTTCTTAAAGATGGATGCTGCCGGGGAATTATATTGGAATGATGAGTTTATATTTGAGACTGATCCTACATCTACACTGATGGCTAATCGTGAGGCTATGTGGGAGCAGACAGACCTTAAGCTGCAGTCACAGGCATTTGGTCCTTTAGGAGACCTGGAAACACTTAAGACCTATTGGACATTCATGAAGGCCAATGGCTATCCAAATGCAGGAATGGCTTTAGAGTCAGTCCTTGAAAGAATACAGACAGTAGAACAGCAACAGCAGATGCAACAGCAGATGCAGGCTGAACAGGCAATGGCAGCGCAGACACCTGACAATCTTGTCCAGGGCTTGCCGCCGATGCCACCTCAATAATGGATTAAAGCACTCCTTTCCGGGGTGCTTTTTTCATACCCAAAAATCTTCGCAGGGGAAGAGCGTAAAAATCCCAAAGGAGAAATGAATATGAAGAAAGAATGGTTAACTTATGATCTTCAGTTTTTTGCAGATGGCGAAAGCGGAGATGAAGGCGGAGAAGAGGCTGAAGGCGCCGAGCAGCCCAAAGTTGACGAGGAGTCCGAAGAGGACGAGGAAGCGGAAGAATCTGAGGATGAAGATCCTGAAGAGGATGACCGCGACAGTATCTACGCTGCTGCCAGGAGAAGGGCAGAGAGTGAGGCAAGAAGTAGATACCAGAAGGAGCAGAGTGAGCGAGATGCATTCTTTGCAAATCTCTGCCGGGGAAAAGTAAATCCCGAAACAAACAGACCTATCACAAATGAGGCTGAGTACATGGAAGCGTTGCAAGCGCAGCAGCGCACAAACGTAAAGGCTGAGTTGCAGGAGAAGGGCGTTGATCCCGCAGTGATAGACCAGATGATTTCCAATAACCCCACCATATTGCAGGCACAGAGAGTTATTGCGGAGTCACAGGAAAGGGAAGCTTATGCAAAGGTCCAGGAGGATATAAAGACAATCCTATCACTGGACAGGACCTATTCAGATGAAGAGGAACTGACAAATTCTAAGGAATTTCACAGGGCTTTGGATTATTGCAGAAGCACTCCCGGTGTAAGAATTTCAGACGCCTATAAAATCGTAAACTTTGACTCTTTGCGTAGTGCAACAACAAAGGCTGCTAAACAGGCAGCCATTAACGAGGCCAAAGGAAAAGGACATCTCACAGATCCTAATACACCCGCTGGTAAAGGCGGTGTGGAGATTCCGGAAGCGGAGCTTAAGAACTGGAAGAGGTTCTACCCTGACAAGTCCCGTAAGGAGCTGAATGCACTTTATGCAAAGGTCCATTCAAAAAGATAAGGAGAAAAGATTATGGCAGTAATGGTAAGAAGTAATGAGGCACTTGCCAATGACGAGACATGGAATGAGTGGTCAGACCAGTTGGCAGGAATGTTCTTCGATGAAGACACACAGAAAAACAGAGATGAGGATCTTCTGAACGCACTTTTCAACGTTAAGAAGTCAGAACGTTTCGCTGAGAAGGCTGGAACCTTTGGTTCTCTTGGAAACTTCGCAGAGAAGACAGAAGGCCAGGATGCAGCAGAAGATGCATTTGAGCAGGGTTATTTCAATCTGCTTCAGCATTCAACATTCTCTAAGGATGTTGTAATGTCTCGTGAGTGGGCTGAGGATGCTCAGGTTGAGATGATGGCTCAGAGAGCTAAGGCGCTTGTAAGATCCTACAAGAGATCAAGAGCACTCTTTGGTAGCTCACTCCTTACAGGTGGTGATGCTGAGACTATCACATACGAAGGCAAGACATATTCTACAAAGGGTGGAGACAACAAGCCCGTATTTGCTCCCGATCATCCCCTTAAGAGTGCTACATCTCTTAGCGGCTCTTCTTCAGTTAGTGAGGTTCAGTCTAACTGCTTCACAAACAAGATTGGTTCCGGATCAGGCGCAGCAGTAATGCTTAACCGTTATGCAAACATCATGCGTAACTTCAAGGATGACAGAGGACATGCTCTTGGTCTTCTCGCAGACACAATCGTTATTCCCGGCAATGCTTATCAGCTTGAAGATACAGTCAAGAAGATTATCGGCTCTGAAGGCGAGACCGGAACAAACTACAACGATATCAATACACAGCGCGGCAAGTGGAAGCTGGTCGT